CTTCCTCCGTGGTATCGTGCGCAAGAAAAAGCGGTTCAACAAATGGCTGAAAGCAGAAAAAGAAGAACAACTAGAAGTTGTCAAAAAATACTATGGATACAATAATACAAAAGCAGCTGCTGCTCTTCGTATTTTGACCCCTGATCAGATTGAAATTATTAAAAAGAAGATGTCAGTTGGCGGTCAGGCATAGACTAGAAATCCCTTATTCGCCAACATAGTCTTTACTTCCATATATGTTTTATCTCTCCAAGATACTTGGAGTGCGAGAGATGTAGATGGTTTATCATGTCCACCAACATTATGAAATTTTTGTAGATTCATCAACACAGGTGACCTTATAGCTGGATAATTTATTGACAGCAGCGGTTCTTCGGATGTAATATCCTCGTAAAAATGTGTTGGTCTGTATTCAGAATAATCAGGTATTAGTGGTATGTTTAAACAACATTGCCTAGAAATTTTGGGATCTTTGTGTATGGGAAAGACATCGGTATCATTTGTTGAATGTATGAATACCATGAACTCACCATCGTATATTTCTTGAATATCGTTCAGAGTATCTTTGCAGAATATTTCATAAAAACTTGGATTATTGGCAATGTTGTGAAATTTAAAACTGTTCACTTCATTGTGTAAATCTCTATATTGGTTCATATAACCAGTTTCGTCATTAATGACTTGCGGCTTATAGAAGCTACCTAAATCAATTTCATTATAACGGATTATAAGTTTTTTACGCATTTCTTCCGTTAAAAAATCTTTAACTTGGATATAGTAGTTCTCTGAATTCACATTGCTAGACATAATGATATTTATAAATAAAATAACAATAATAAAGGAAACATAATGAGTGAAGATTTCTTCAACATTGATTATCCTAGTTATGCGCCGTTGGAGATTAAACTCAATAAGGATGACGATTTCCTTAAAATCCGCGAGACCCTCTCTCGCATAGGTGTTGCTTCTAGGAAAGAAAAAGTATTATACCAATCTTGTCATATCTTGCACAAGAAAGGTCGTTATTTTATCACACACTTCAAAGAGTTATTTGCGCTCGATGGTAAGGATGCTGACTTTGGCGAGGGAGACCTCGAACGTCGCAATACTATCGCGAAATTACTTTCTGATTGGGGTCTGCTTGAAATTATCAGCCCTGATATCCACGAAAACCAAGCACCTCTGAGTCAAATTAAGGTTCTGCCTTTCAAAGAAAAGGGCGACTGGGAACTAATCACCAAGTATAATATTGGTAAAAAATAGTTGACTTTTTGACAACAACTCCTTATATATAGAGTATCGATGCCTTATGGGTCGATATATTTAAACTCGCTTTTTTAAGGAGACCATTATGGTTAAATTTACTGCACGCGATCTGCACGAGATCGCAGACAATCTTTCCCCATTCACAGTAGGATTCGATCGAGTATTTGATCAGTTGCATCATGTATCGATGACTGATCAGAGTTACCCGCCATACAATATTGTTCATATTAGTGACGAACAGTTTACTATCGAGATCGCAGTTGCTGGGTTTGACGAGAAGGATCTAGAAATCACTCAGATTCCTGAAAACAACCAACTCGTTGTTGAAGGCAAGACCGAAGATGGTGACAAGAAGTATTTGCATAAAGGCATTGCTTCTAGAAATTTCGAACGGTCTTTTGCACTACATCAAGATGTTCAAGTGACGGGTGCATTAATGGTTCAAGGTGTCCTCAACATCCACCTCGAACGAGTAGTTCCAGAAGAACGCAAACCTCGTAAGATCGACATCGGTCTAGATGATAAGCAGTTCTTGCAGGACTAATAAATAAGGGGGAGCGATAATGCTCCCCCAAATTATAGGATAAATTATGACAGTTCAAATTGTGAAATTTATGTCTGGTGAAGAAGTCATCGGCAAAGTTAGTGACCTTAATATCGAAGGTCGTAATGTGGTCAAGTTAGAAAAACCAGCCATCATTATTATGTCTCCAGTCGAAGGGCAAAAAGATAAGTTCGGCATTGGTATGGCTCCATATGCACCTTATGCAGAAGGCAATGTCATTCACGTATTGCCACATGGTATCTCTGCTTTGATGCAACCGACCGATGAATTGATGAATGAATATAATGAACATTATGGCGACGGTATCTTCGTTCCACAAAAACCTAAGATCGTGACATAATGTCAACACTCCTGTGTAATCTCCCCAACAATAAAGTTTATGTTCGTAAAGAATACCTGATGGATCATCAGGAGGGACACGGTGAGTTTGTCGAGGGTCATTGGGTAACTTGTAAGTCCCTTCCAGGAAGAGCATTTTACTTCGAGACATATCTGCCTGAGTATGGTGCGTTGTATGATAAGCTACCCATCTCAGCTTTTGTATCAGAACCCAAAACACCAGACCCAGATCTTCCGCTACAAGACTTACAGTTTTGGAATGCTATGGATTATGGTGTTACAGCAATCTATAAGCAGTTTATAGGTAGTATGGACTTCGAGGTTTTCACTCGCAGTCATCAAATTATCAAGGGAACTTACTGTTTCACTCTGGATAATTATCACGCACAAAGTGATGAGCCAGATTATAGCACAGCTGAAGTTCCCGAAGAACATAAATCATTCAATGTTCTCGAACTAGAGAACGGTCAGTATGCTGCATATCCCAATAATCGTATGCGTGTTTATGACAACTCACTGACTCCACCTGAACCAAAGATGCCAGACTTCAAAGTGTCGACCGATTTCTATCAAGTAGAAAATGGGTATGAGTATCGTTTAGGCGATGTAGATGATTATTTTTGGAAAACCAAAGATAACACTTGACTATTTACCCTCACTAGGGCATAATGAAAACATGGCTGAATTCTACACTTATTGCTGGCAATATGGTAAAAACGTATTGACTAGAGGTTATCGTGATGGCAAACCCTTCACGGAACGAGATCCTTCCTTTAGACCCAAACTCTATGTCCGATCTAAAGAGGATTCGGATATTAAGGGTTTGTATGGTGAAAACCTTAAAGCTATGGAGTTCCCAAATGCTCCTGAGTGCAAAGAATTCATACAAACATATGATGGGATCGGTAACTATCCTATCTATGGTCAAACTGATTTCACATACCAATATCTTTCTGAGAAGTATCCAGATGAAGTTCCGTTTGATATGTCTCAGATGGGTATTTGGGCATTGGATATTGAGACGTCGACTGATTTTGGATTTCCGAATGTAGATAATCCTCGTGAACGAATTACCCTTATCACTGTTATGAATAATAACACCAAAGAGATATTCACTTGGGGCGAGGGTAATTGGACTCCCGCCTCCGATGAGGTAAAGAATCTTAATGTCACATATGAGCCATGCGAGGAAGAGGTTGAACTACTAACCAAATTTGGTAACTGGTGGGTTCAGAATACACCTGACATTGTTACAGGCTGGAACATTGAGTTCTTTGATATTCCGTATCTTATGAATCGCTATGCCCGTGTTCTTGGCAAGGGTGTCGAGCAAATAGAGAATAAGGTAAAGAATTCATTCAGCCCATTTGAGATGACTCGTAGAAAACAAGTTACTATCATGGGCAAAGAGCACACGCTGTATGACATCAAGGGTGTCGCTCAACTTGATTATCTTGACTTGTATAAGAAGTTTACATACACAGTCCGTGAGTCATATAAACTCGATTACATCGCTGAAGTAGAACTCGGTCACAAGAAACTCGAAAACAACTTTGACACTTTCCGCGAATTTTATGAAAATGATTGGAATCGTTTCGTTGATTATAACATCGTTGATACTCAGCTGGTTGATGAACTTGAAGACAAGATGAAACTTATCGAGTTGATTGCTACAATGGCATACGATGCCAAGTGCAATCTAACTGACATCTATTCATCAGTTCGGACTTGGGATTGCCTTCTATACAATCACCTTCTAAAGAAAAACATCATGATTCCCCAAAAGCGTGAGAACGAGGGACGCACGATTGAGGGTGCATATGTTCAACAGCCTGAGATTGGTGAGTATGACTGGGTCTTGAGTTTCGACGCCACCTCTCTGTATCCATCAATCATTATGCAATACAATATGTCCCCTGAGACTCTGGTTGCAGAAGCACCAATTGATACGACGGTTGACCGACTGTTAGATCGGGAAACTAAAATTGATACTGGACATGCCATGGCAGCTAATGGTGCTAAGTTCTCACGAGATAAGCAGGGTGTGTTTGCTGAGATTACTCAAACCTTCTTTGACGATCGTCAGAAATACAAGAAGTTGATGAAAGAAGCTGAACGTGAGTATGAGAAAACAAAAGACCCATCGCTAAAAAGTAAGATTGCCAAATACAACAACTTCCAGATGGCTCGTAAAATTCAGCTTAACAGTTTGTATGGTGCACTCGCCAACCAGTATTTCCGATATTATGATGATAGGATTGCTGAGGGTATTACACTATCTGGTCAGTTCATTATTCGTGAGACTGCCAAGGCACTTGATGAATATCTTAACGAAGTCTGTGGGACTGAGGGCGAAGTTTATTCTTTCTATTCAGACACTGATTCTTGTTATATTACTCTTGACAAATTGGTTAAAAAGTATTACAGTGGTCTTAGTAAGGAGAAGATTGTAGATCTTCTCGACAAGATTGCTGAAGAAAAGATTGAGCCAGCTATCAACAAAGCTATGGAGAAGTTGGCTGAATATACAAATGCTTATGAAGAAAAGATCTTCTTCAAACGTGAGGCGATTGCCGACCGTGGTATTTGGGTTGCTAAGAAGAGATATGCTCTCAATGTCTGGGACAACGAGGGTGTTCGTTATGAGGAGCCAAAGCTAAAGGTTATGGGTCTAGAGATTGTTCGATCCTCTACTCCTGCCCCTGTCCGCGAGAGTTTGCGCCAAGCGGTTAAACTCTGCCTGACACAAGATGAAACTGCCCTGCAGAAGTTCGTTGAAGATAACTGGCAAGACTTCAAGAGTCGTAAAGTTGAGGAGATTGCTTTCCCTCGTGGTTGTAACAATCTAAAAAAATATTCTTCAACAGCAGATATCTATGCTAAAGGCACACCTATACAGGTTCGTGGTGCATTACTATATAATAACCTGTTGAGAAAAAATAAACTCGAGATGAAGTATGACCCTATCAACGAGGGAGATAAAATCAAGTTTGTTTATCTTAAAGAACCTAACACACTTGGTGAGAATGTAATCTCGTTTGCATCAAAAGTCCCGACGGAGTTTGACCTCCACAAGTATGTCGATTATGACTTGATGTTCGAAAAAGCATTTATCGAACCACTAAATACGATTGCTGAAACGATCGGCTGGAGAACTAAACCAGTCGCCACACTAGAGGATTTATTTGCCTAATGTATCAAATTGACGTGAAAAAATTTATGGACGCTTGTGATCAACCTTCCAAAGAAGGATTAGATTCAGGACAGGCGTATCTGTATATGGATCTCATTCGTGAAGAATGGGAAGAAACTAAAGAGGCATATGCCAATCAGGATCTGGTTGAGGTTGCCGACGGTCTGGCTGATATGGTATGGGTTATCATGGGTCTGGCCAATACAATTGGCATTCCTTTCGATGATGTATGGAAGGAAGTCAAATCATCAAACATGAGTAAGTGTGTTGATGGTAAAGTAATTAAAAACGAAGCGGGCAAAGTTATGAAGCCCGACACATATTTCAAACCAAATATTGCGAGGGTTTTGTAATGAGTCTCATTGACAAACTTAAAAAGAATTCGACTATCAAAGAGTCGAGTGTTCTTTCCAAATCTAAATTCTTTAATACAAAGGATCTAATTCAAACAACAGTGCCTGCATTAAATGTAGCACTGAGTGGTCGCCTTG